AAGAGGATGCAGCCAGATTATAAGGTTGGAAGGCATCATAGAATCCTTGCGGACATGCTTATGGACGTTGAACGTGGTCCCGGAGACGAGAACGGTAAAGATCGAGTATGCGTAAACATCCCACCGAGGCATGGTAAGTCGCAGCTCGTGTCAATATTTTATCCAGCGTGGTTTTTAGGGCGGAACCCGAACAAAAAAGTTATGATGGTGTCACACACCACGGACTTGGCTGTGGATTTTGGACGTAAAGTCCGTAACCTAATTGCCCTAGATGAATATAAATCTATATTTCCAGAGGTGTCTCTCGCTATGGACAGTAAATCAGCTGGGAGATGGAATACAAATTTTGGAGGAGAGTATTTTGCGTGTGGTATTGGTTCTGCTTTGGCTGGTCGTGGCGCTGACCTATTGTTGGTCGACGACCCACACTCTGAACAAGATGTTATCAACGGGAACTTTTCTGTTTTCGAAAAAGCCTACGAATGGTTTACCTTCGGAGCGCGAACAAGGCTAATGCCCGGCGGGCGTGTAGCTATCGTGCAGACTAGATGGCATATGGATGACCTAACAGGGCGTGTAACTAACGATATGGTCAAGAATGAGATGGCCGATCAGTACGAAATCGTTGAGTTTCCGGCAATTTTAGACTCTGAAGACAAAGATGGTAAGCCAATAAAGAAACCTTTGTGGCCAGAGTTCTTTGATCTCCCTGCGTTAGAACGAACAAAAGCTTCGATGCCTGCGTTCCAGTGGAACTCGCAGTATCAACAGCAGCCCACATCTGAAGAAGCCTCGATTGTCAAGCGTGAATGGTGGAATATCTGGCAAAATGACGCCATGCCAAGCGTTGAATACATAATTATGTCCCTCGATGCCGCGGCAGAGAAGCATAATAGGGCCGATTACACCGCGCTTACCACTTGGGGCGTGTTCTTTCACGAAGAATCAAGCTCACACAACATTATTCTACTTGATAGTATAAAAGAACGGCTAGAGTTCCCTGAATTAAAGGAGCTAGCGATGGAACAGTACAACCACTGGGACCCCGATGCGTTCATTGTGGAGAAGAAAAGCTCTGGAGTTGCACTCTACCAAGAGATGAGACGCATGGGACTGCCCGTCACCGAGTACACACCCCACCGGGGGACTGGTGATAAGTTGGCAAGGCTGAACTCTGTGTCAGATATCATATCTTCGGGCATGGTCTGGGTACCCGCTACTCGCTGGGCAGACGAACTCGTAGAAGAAGTGGCTGGGTTTCCGTTCATGTCGAACGATGACTTGGTCGATAGTACAGTTATGGCTCTCCTAAGATTCCGTCAGGGTGGATTTATCCGCTTACCTACGGATATGGAGGACGATGACTCATATTTACATCGTAAGGCGGCATATTATTGATGGGGATGACATACATGTACAGGTGTAGTATGGATGTCTACAGGACGTTGGTAGCGTCCGTGGGGGCACTGCGCATTGACACTCCCTCGTCCGTTGTGTCCTCACCCTACGAAGATATCTTTCTATTTAGGTGCTATATCTGCTATAGTGCCATCAAACGCACAGAGTGAGGCAAAAACATGGCAGTCGAAAAACCTATGGAACCTAGTAACATCCTTGAAACAACTGAGGATGATTTAGCTCCTGATCTAACGGTCGTAGTAGAAGACCCCGAGGCTGTCGAAGTCGAAATGGAAGACGGGTCAGTTGTAATTCAGTTTGGGGATGACCCTGAGATGGCTGAAGATGTTTCTCACGACGCTAACCTTGCCGAATCTATTGAAGATGACGAGCTTGAGGAAATAGCGAACGAACTAATAGAACACTTTTCGTCTGATCGTGAATCTCGAAGTGAATGGGCTAATGCCTACATTAAGGGTATGGACCTTTTAGGGATGAAGGTAGAGGAGCGTACAGAGCCGTGGAATGGTGCTTCTGGGGTGTATCACCCTATGATGACCGAAGCGGTGGTTAAGTTTCAAGCACAGGCAATGGGAGAGCTTCTTCCAGCAGCAGGTCCCGTACGTAGTAAAATTGTAGGTAAGATGACAACTGAGAAGTTTGAGCAGGCACAACGTGTCGAGACCGAACTTAACTACCTTATCACTGAGAAGATGCCGGATTACCGTGACGAGATGGAACAGATGCTGTTTAAACTGCCAATGGCAGGCTCCGCGTTTAAGAAAATCTACTTTGATCCTCTTACAGAACGCCCTGTATCCCAGTTTGTGCCCGCAGAAGACCTCGTAGTATCTTACGGTGCGTCTAATCTACGGACTGCACCACGATTTACACACGTTATGAAGCAGACACCTGAAGAAGTACTCAAGCTACAGGTAAATGGGTTCTATCGTGACGTTGAGTTACCCGAAGCAACTAGAGATGTTACGGACATTGAAGAGAAATACAACGAATTAGAAGGTTCAGAACCTACTTTCTCCGACGATGCACGCCATACTATCCTAGAAATGCACGTAGATTTAGACCTGCCTGAGCCTTTTGATGATATAGACGGTGTTGCGCTACCTTACGTAGTGACAGTTGATAAATCATCTAGCATCATTCTAGCTATTCGCCGAAATTGGTATGAAGAAGACAGCAAGCGCGAGAAGCGTATGCATGTCGTACATTATCCGTACTTACCCGGTATGGGCTTCTACGGTACAGGACTTATACATACGCTTGGTGGTTTGACCAAATCTGCCACCTCTATCATGCGTCAACTTATTGATGCAGGTACGCTGTCTAACCTCCCAGCAGGCTTTAAAGCCCGGGGCATGCGTATTACCGGCGACAACACCCCAATTATGCCGGGTGAGTTCCGTGACGTGGATGTGCCAGCAGGCACAATTAAAGATTCTATTGTACCTCTCCCGTACAAAGAACCATCAAGCGTACTCTACTCTCTACTTGGGAACGTAGTAGATGAAGGACGACGTATTGGTGCAGTAGGTGACATCCAAGTAGGTGATATCAACGCCCAAGCCCCTGTAGGAACAACTCTGGCTCTTATGGAGCGTTCTATGCAAGTGATGTCTGGTATTCAGGCTCGCTTACACGCCGCTATGAAACAAGAACTTCGTATCTTAGCTAGGATCGTACATGACTACATGCCTGCTGAGTACGCATATGAGATGGATGAACCCGCAGATCGTATATCCGACTTTGATGGTCGGGTGGACGTTATTCCGGTATCTGACCCTAATGCAGCTACAATGGCACAGCGTATAATGCAGTATCAAGCTGCACTCCAGCTAGCCCAACAAGCACCGCAGATGTACAACATGGGCAAACTACACCGTCAAATGCTCGAAGTTCTGGGCATTAAAGATGCGGATGATATCATCAAGCTACCAGAAGATATTAAACCTGCTGATCCAGTAACTGAGAATATGGCTATATTAAAGCAAGAGCCAGTCAAAGCCTTCGCTTATCAAGACCACGAGGCGCATATCCAGACTCACATGATGGCAATGCAAGACCCTAAGATCATGCAGGTTGTGGGACAATCACCGTTTGCAAGCGCAATTCAGTCTGCTGCGATGTCTCATATTACGGAACACGTAGCCCTGCAGTATCGTGTAGAGATACAGAAGCAGTTGGGTGTAGAACTACCAGACCCAGAGGCACCGTTACCAGAAGATATAGAACTTCAGGTTTCGCGTCTAGCTGCACAAGCCGCAGAGAAGTTGTTTAAGAAAGGCCAAGCCGAAGCATCTGCGGAACAAGCCGCTGCACAGCAAGCTGATCCACTTACTCAGATTCAGCAACGTGAGTTGATGATTAAAGAAACTGAGTTGAAACATAAGATCGAGATGGATAAGCTGAAAGTAAATATCGACGCTATGGCTAAACAGGAGAACGCCCGACTACAACAAGCACGTATCGACTCTGAAGAGGAGAAAGAAGCGGCTCGTATCGGGGTTAAGGTTGCCGAGCTTGAAACAGATCAGAAAGAGTCCGCAGCACGCCTAGCTATGGATATTGCAGAGAAAGTGAACTTAGATGGCTGATAGTGTTTTCCATACCATGCTTACACGGCTCGATGAGAGCCGCACATCTATCGCCGAACACCTTGCAGAAGGCGGCGCTAAAGACCAAGAAACTTACTGGAAACTAGTAGGTAAATACGAAGCTCTAACTATTATACGTAATGATGTTAAAGATATTGAGAAGAAGTATATTGAAGCTTAGGCATCATACGTGTAGATATATGACATAACGTGGAATAACCCACGCAAAAGGCGCTGTGAGCCTCTAATCACTGCAGGAGACTAAGATGTACGCTACCGACAAAGTAGATGACGAGCAGCTACTGGCAAAATTGCCCGAACCGAAAGGTTACAAGCTGCTTATCGCAATCCCAGAACTTGAAGGCAAGACAGATGGCGGTGTTTATATGCCCGATTCTTTAACCAAAATGGAAGAAACCGCGACCATTATTGGATATGTCATAAGTATAGGTGCTGAAGCCTATACAGACAAAGAGCGGTTCCCGAATGGACCTTGGTGCGAAAAAGGTGATTTTATTATCTTCCGTTCGTATTCAGGTACACGTTTTAAATTACATAACAAAGAGTTCCGTATTATCAACGACGATACTGTTGAAGCGGTAGTCGAAGACCCACGGGGGTACAGTAGAGCATGAATGAAGAAATAGAAGCAGTCGTTGAAGACACAGTAGTAGAGCCCGGAGCGTTAGAAGTAGACGTTGAAGGTGATGACTTCGAAGTAGAAATCGCTGATGATACTCCTGAAGAGGATAAAGGTCGCCCACGTCGGGCAGCTGACGCAGAGGCAGATATTCCAGAAGACGAGGAACTTGAAAAACACAGCGAATCGGTACAGAAACGTATCAAGAAGCTAAAATTCGAGTTCCATGAAGAACGTCGTCGCAAGGAAGAAGCCGAACGCGAACGTGAAGCCGCAGTTCAGTATGCAGAATCGCAGAAGAACGAAGCTACACGTCTCCGTAAAAACCTTTCTGAAGGTGAAGGTGTACTGGTTAACGAAGCCAAGGCGCGTGTAGCGTCAGAACTTAACAGCGCGAAACGAGCTTATAAAGAGGCTTATGAGGCTGGAGACACCGATGCTGTGCTTGAAGCGCAGATGTCGTTGTCCAAGCTACAGCTTGAAGCTGATCGTGTAGAGAACTGGAAACCGGCGCAGCGAGTTGTGCAAGACCAGTCTGAAACTCCAGCACCGCAAGCAGCTCCTCGTGTTCCTAGACCCGATCGTAAAGCACAGGAATGGGTAGCTGAGAACGATTGGTTCCAGAAAGATACGGGCATGACACGGTACGCTATGCTCATACATGAAGAACTATTAGAGACAGGCGTTGATTCTACATCGGATGTGTACTATAGTAAGATAAACGAGGCCATGCGGTCTCGATACCCAGATCGCTTTGCGGACGTGGAACCCGAGGTTCGACAACCACAACGTAAGGCTGGCTCCGTGGTGGCCCCGGGTGGTAGAAATACCGCCTCATCACGCAATAAAGTTGTCATCACCTCATCGGAGGCCGCAATCGCCAAGCGCCTCGGATTATCTAATAAAGAATACGCGGCGCAAAAGCTAAAGGATATGCAAAATGGCTGATAGAAAACCTCGTACAACCGAAACCCGCGAAGCGGGAGAACGTCGTAAACCTTGGAAACGCGCGTCTATGCTACCTACCCCCGAACCACGAGACGGACTTTCGTTCCGCTGGATTCGCACAGCTACATTGGGTAATGCAGATATGACAAATGTTTCTGGACGGTTTCGTGATGGCTATGTGCCCGTAAAGGCAGTGGATTATCCTGAGCTACACATCATGTCAGATATTGATTCTCGATTTAAAGACAATATCGAAGTTGGTGGGTTATTGCTTTGCGCTATCCCGACCGAACTAAGAGACGATCGTATTCATGGTCAACTTGAGTCTGCACAAAATCAGGCTGAAGCTGTCGATAGAAACTACATGCGTGAGTCTGACCCGCGGATGCCTATGCTTAAACCTGAGCGTAGTTCGCGGTAATTATATGGTAAGGGGCAATGATGCTCTTTACTTCAAAAGTAAATAAATCTGGAGGAAGAGCATCATGGCTACTACAGCTGCTCCCTATGGTCTAAAGCCGGTAAAACGTGCCGACGGTATGGCCTACGCTGGGGCTACGTCCCAGTACCTGATCGACCCCGCTGGAGAGGCAACAAACCTCTTTTACGGTCAAGTCGTTCATATCGGTGCTGATGGTTACATCGCACTATCAACTGCAACAGGTGCCGACGGCGGCACAAACGCATTTCCAACAGGAACAACTCTAACGGGTTCTCTTGGTGTGTTTGTGGGTTGTGAGTACGTAAATGACCAAGGTCAACCTACGTTCGCACAATATTACCCTTCTGGCACTTCTAATGGTGGCGCTATAAGAGCGTATGTTGTGGACGATCCAAACGTACTATTCCAAGTACAAGCAGACGGCGCTATGGACCAGTCTGATATAGGTGCGAACACTTTCTTCGCAGCTGCTCAGTCTACATCTACTGGCAACACTGCTACTGGTAACTCTACAAGTGCCGTTGACGCGACCACTAAGACTACTACCGCCGCCTTCCGTATCGTGGCCGCTGCATCTCCTATTGGCGATGCATACCCTGATCTTTTGGTTAAACTTAACCCCGGCTACAGCAGCATGACTAACGCTGTTGGCTTGTAAGGAGGTCTAAACTATGGCTATTTCACGCGCACAGGCGCTTAAAGAGCTTTTACCCGGACTCAACGCCCTTTTCGGTCTTGAGTATGGTAAATACGAAAACGAACACGCGGACATTTATGAGACAGAAAATTCAGAGCGTAGCTTTGAAGAAGAAGTTAAATTATCTGGTTTTGGTGCAGCACCAACAAAGGCTGAAGGTTCATCTATTGCGTATGATAATGCGCAAGAGGCGTTCACAGCTCGCTACACACACGAAACTATCGCTATGGGTTTCGCCATCACTGAAGAAGCGATGGAAGATAACTTGTACGATTCTTTGTCCTCACGTTACACAAAAGCTTTAGCTCGCGCTATGGCATACACTAAGCAGGTTAAAGCTGCTTCATTGCTCAATACGGGCTTTGACACTTTCCAATCTGGTGATGGTGTAACATTGTTCAGTACTGCACACCCAACAGTTGGTGGCGGCACAAACTCTAACCGTCCAGCGGTTAGTGCTGACCTTAACGAGACTTCTCTCGAACAAGCGATTATCGACATCGCAGGGTACACAGACGAACGTGGCTTACTTATCGCAGCTCGCGCTAAAAAGCTAATTCTTCCGTCTGCTTTACAGTTCGTAGCGACTCGTTTGTTGGAAACAAGCCTACGTGTAGGTACAGCTGATAACGATATTAACGCTATCAGTTCAAACGGTGCAGTTCCTGAAGGATATGGCGTAAACCATTATCTTACAGACGCTGACGCTTGGTTCCTGACTACAGACATCCCTAACGGTATGAAGCATTTCGTACGTTCTGCGATGGCTACAGGAATGGATGGTGACTTCGACACTGGCAACGTGCGCTACAAAGCGCGTGAGCGTTACAGCTTCGGTGTTTCTGATCCATTAGGTATCTACGGATCACAAGGCGCATAAGCTCCTAATATTTAAATTTGGAAGGCTCCGCTTCGGTGGGGCTTTCTTTTTGCCTAAAGGTGTTGTAGGATACCTATATCCCTGACAGTCGCATGGTGCGGCTGACATTTGCCACGACAGGAGATTCTCATGGCTAACACAACTTTTTCCGGACCAATTCGCGCCGGTAATATTAAGAATACTACAGGTACAACTATAGGTACGAACATTGCTAACGTAGGTTACGTTGTTATGTGCCAAGACACAGTACAAAGCCTTGCAGGCGGCGCTCTTGGAGCGGTTACAACAGATATTGTAATTCCTGCTAATTCTAAGATCGTTAACTGTATCATCGACCTTGTAGTTGCGGCTAACACCACTACCAATATAAGCGTTGGGGAAGTTGGCGGTAACGCAAATACTATCATTAATGCAGTTGCATCAGGAACCACAGTAGGTGTCAAAGCACTAGGTGCTGGCGGCGGTGGAACCCTAGCGTGGGGTGACACTGGTACATCAGACCTTCGTTTAACTGTAACATCTTCTGCTGCTACTAACGCGGGTTCTGTTCGCATTACAATCATGTATGCACAAGCGTTTAACAGTGCAATCTTACCGTAAGGAGTTAGCAAATGGCTGGTCAAGAAGTACGAGCTTATAACTTTGCGGTAGGTGATACCGCTGCACTTGTAGGCCCATCACGCGGTAGATTGCAGGGGGTTCTAGTGAACGCCGCATCTGCCGCTGCTTTCACTATTCGTAGTGGGTCAGCTACTGGCCCTATTATACTGCAGTTAACTCTACCTGTTGGTTGGAACGACGTATATATTCCAAATGACGGTATTTTAGCTGATAACGGTTGTTTTGTTTCTGCCTTTACAGGCTCAGGAAACGTGATGACATTGCTTATAGAGTAACATGGCAGTTAAGAAAAAAGGTACAATGAAAGGTCACACCATAAAAGGTGGTCAAAAACGCCCAACTAAGTCTGGCGCAGGGATGACTAAAAAAGGTGTGGCCAAGTATCGTCGGGATAACCCCGGCTCTAAACTAAAGACAGCCGTTACAGGCAAGGTTAAAAAGGGAAGTGCTGCGGCTAAACGTCGCAAGTCCTACTGCGCACGTTCTGCGGGACAAATGAAGCAATTTCCTAAAGCAGCTAAAGACCCTAACAGCCGATTACGGCAAGCTAGAAAAAGGTGGAAATGTTGACATGATGGGACGTAGTTCTATGGGAAGACAACTTACAGGCAATCGCGTTAAAAAAGCAGTGCCTCGTAAACCTGTAGCGGCTATGGCCAAGGGCGGTAAAGCTAAGAGTCGTGTGAATGAAGCTGGTAATTACACTAAACCCACAATGCGTAAGGGTCTGTTCAACAAGATTAAGGCTGGGGGCAAAGGTGGTAAACCCGGACAATGGTCTGCCCGTAAAGCTCAGATGCTCGCAAAACAGTATAAAGCTAAAGGTGGGGGCTATAGGAAATGAAGGCTAAGGCAACAAAGAAACTAACTGTATCCGAAAAGTACCGACAACTAAAGGCTCAAACAGAGGCTGCAGGTATGAAGGTAGCGGAAGTAGACGGTAAGATTGTA